GGAACGCGGCATTGGCGCGCGCTCGGCCCTCTACCAACTGGCACTGCCCGTGTACGGCATTAACCCGGAGTAGACGCAAACAGGGGGGAGCGCAGTAGAGCGCTCCCCCCGTCGATCACAGGAGACCAAACCTATGATGTTGGAATCATACCATGGAGCGCAACATGCATGACATAGAACAGATGATAGCCGACGCCCAGGCGCGGGAAGCGGAGCGGCGGCGGCAGCGGGAAGACGCCCAGGCGCGGGAAGAAGAGTGGCGCCGGCAGGAGAAGATTACATGGTTAACCCGGCGCATCGGAACGCAACTGGGCGTCGAGTGGCTGAATCTGGGAGAGATCCGCGTCTTGCGCGGCGGCACTCCGGCGCTCTTCTTCTCGCACCAGGGCGGGAGCTACGCGCTCTCCTTCTCCAATAGCGCCTACACAGCAACGTGGATACTGAAGCGGTTTATGCCGGATAACCGCATCATCAAGAAGTTGATAAATCACTACTCGGATAGCCAGCAAGTGAAAGACCTCATACTTCTGGCTGTCCGCGATCTGTCAGGCGTGCCTGAAGAAGACAAAGGCGAAATATCGTTCTGAAGGAGCAGCTACGCAAGGCACTGGAGCAGGATGCCACAGCCAAAACGTAACCACCATCTCATGGTTCTGCTATGGGCAGCTTGTCATAGAAGCTGCCCATAGCACTCCCCCGATCGCCGGAGTCGGAGGGAGCAGAGCGGGTTTGGAGAGAGCTATGCAGAATGCAAAACCGTTTCGCTGGTTTGTAATGTGGGGATTACCACATCAGGCCCCCCCTGATGGTCAGCCACGGGTGATATGCCCGATGCGCCATATACGGCGTTTGATCTGTCGATGCGGAATATTATGGCGGCGTGGCAGGAAAGGCGAGTAGGTAAATGATAGCCGACGCCCAGGCGCGGGGAACAGAACAAAAGCGCCAGGAAATGGCAAATATCATAGTAATACTGCCGTAACACTGATGTGCTACCCTGGTTGCGTTGCGGTCGCACTGCGAACCTTTGTGTTACAATAAACACATGCACCCTGCCGGTCCTGTCCGCCGATCGTTGCTCTGAGAGTTACCAATGTCCCTATCAGGAAAACAGCGCGCGTTCGTTCATCACTACCTCGCTTGCTGGAATGGAACCGAGGCAGCTCGGCGGGCCGGATACAGCGATAAAACCGCATGCCAGCAAGCGAGTAGATTGTTAACAAATGTGAACATTCAGGGCGCGATCCAGGATGCCCTGGATGAACTGGCGATGAGCGCGGGCGAGGTGTTGCTTCGGCTGACTGCTCAGGCACGCGGCTCTCTCGCCGATTTTATCAGTATTGATAGCGACCACCCGGACACCTGGAATCTCGATCTGGCCAAAGCACAGCGCAGCGGCGCGATCCACCTTATCAAGAAGCTCAAGCCCGGCAAGTACGGCACGGAGGTGGAACTCTATGACGCGCAGGCCGCGCTCATCAAGCTTGGCGAACACTACCAGTTATTCGGCAAGACTCCCGATTTGTTGAAGTATCTCGATCTATCGACGCTGAGTCCGGAGCAACTTGACCGGCTCGCGAATGGAGACGACCCGCTTGCTGTCCTGCTCGCCCCATAGTGCGCTGCAACTGCGCGCCCGCGCCGAACGCGAACGCCGCCGCCGCGGCCTTGCCGACGAGTCGCCGTTTGCGCGCTATGCCTTTGCGCCGCAGCGCTATATCAGTGAGAAGCTGGGCTGGGAGCCCTGGCGCGGCAGCCCCGATGCGCCGGGGCAGGCCGAGATCCTCGACGCCTATGCACTGGCACTGCGCCAGCAGCACGAGCGACGGGATTTCGATGCCAGCCGACTGAGCGTGGATGCGCTGACCTGCTGGCAGCCGGGCGAGCCCATCAAGCATATGATCCGGGTCGAAGCTGGCCATGGCGTCGGCAAAACATGCCTGGCTGCCGGCATCGTCTCGCACTTCTTCGACTGCTTTGCGCCGAGTGTCACCTACGCCTTCGCGCCCAGTCACGAGCAGATCAACGATTTGCTCTTCAAGGAGATCCGCAGCCAGCGGCGCGGGCGCGGCCTGCCCGGGCGCGTGCTCGATACGCCCGAGATCAAAGACCCCGGCCGCGGCAATCATTTTGTGAAAGGTCGGGCCACGAACAACGCCCACGGCCAGGGCTCGGAGCGGGTGCAGGGCCAGCACGAAGCCTACTTGCTGTTTGTCATCGACGAGGCCGAAGGCGTGGCCGAGTTTGTCTTTCAGGCCATCAAAAGCATGGCCTCGGGCGGGATTGCTATTGTGGTGATGCTGGCCAACCCGCGCACCCGTACCTCACGCTTTCACAAACTCGCCAGCGGTACGAACGTTGCGAACTTCCGCCTTTCCTGTGTGCATCACCCGAATGTGCGCTCGGGCACGGTGCTGATTCCCGGCGCGGTGGAGCGGGCCTATGTTGAAACGATGATTGACGACGGCGACACCCGGCATTGCGAGGTCGTCGCCGCCCACGATCCCGACGCCTATACCTTTGAACTGCCCTGGCGGCCGGGCGTGATCTATGCGCCCGATGCCGAGTTTCTCTTCCGTGTGCTGGGCATTGCGCCAGCGACCTTCGCCGACAACGTGTTTTGCCCACCTGGTCGCTACGAGGCGGCCCGGCATCGCGTTCCCTCCGGCGAGCAGCCACAGCAGGCGCGGATGGGCGTCGACGTGGCGCGCTGGGGTGGCGATAGCGGCACACTCTATATCCGGCACGCCAGCCGGGTCTGGCGCGCAGCGCGGTTCAGCCAGCAGGACACGACGATCTACGCACGCACCATCGTGCAGGCGGCGTTGCCGCTGGCCGCGCAGGGGGTGACCTCGCTGCATATCCGTATCGACGGCGGCGGCGGATTTGGCGGCGGGGTCGTCGACCAGCTGCGGCGGGATCTGGAGCTGCGCCAGGCCTTTGCCGATTTCCAGGTGCTGGAGATAAACAACAATAGCGTGCCGCATGACCCGAAAACCTTTGCCGACCTGGGCACCGAATGCTACTGGCATACCGCCGAGGCGCTCAAGGTGCTCCGCCTGGATCGTCCGCCCGATGGGCTGGAGATCGATCTGTGCGAGCGCACCTACGAGTGGGTCAAGGTCGGCGGGCGCGATGTCAAACGGTTGGAACCCAAAGACGTATTCCGCAAACGACACAAGGGGCATAGTCCCGACGACGGCGACGGCTGTGCGCTGGCCTGTGCGCCGGACTATCTGTTTGTTCGCCCTGCCCGTGCAGTGGCCGGGGGGCAGCGTCCCCAGGTGGAGGGCTACCGTGTCAGATAATCCCAACATGACCAACACGAAGGCGGTTGCAATCCAGGCATTGCGCGACATTGTCAACGACGCACCGCGTGGCTCGGAGGTGCATCGGCGCTGTAAGAGTGCCCTTGTTGCCCTTGAAACGACGCACCCGACGAAGTCCGTTGACAAAGCAGCGCCGAACAGCGTACAATAACGACATAAACTGCCCACCGCTTTATTGAGCCACCGGCACAGACCCATTGAGGTCTGTGCCGTTTTTTATTGCCATGACTACTGCCGCCCCACAACCGATGCGCGCCGTTGATCCCACCCGCGAGTATGTGGCAGGCGGGGTGGTCTCCTGGTATGCGTCCTATCGCGAGCGCCTGACCGCGCTGCCGCTCCCGATAGACGATTTGACGGCGGAACTGGGCGACGACATCTATGAACGCATGTTGCGCGATCCTCAGGCTGGGGCATGTATTGATGTGTTGCGTACGGGCATCCTGGAGGACGGCCTGAGTATCCGGCCAGCGGTTGATAGCGCCGACGCCGACGGCTACGACCAGGCGATTGAGCTGCTCGGCCTGGTCGAGCAGCAGCTCGACGACCTGGAGACCCCGCTTGACGATGTGCTCTGGGATATGCTTTCCGCACTGGCATTGGGCAATCGAGTGGCGGAAGAGGTCTACGCCTACGATACCTCATACACGGGCCGCACGGAACTGGTGCTGCGGCGGCTGAATGTCAAGCCGCGCGCGAACATTGCATTTGTCACGGATACCTTCGGCAATGTCGTTGGCCTTATCGGAAATGAACCGGGGCAGCAGCTCCTGCGTGGGCAGCTCCTGAATGACGAACAGCGGGCGCATATTATCCCGCGCAGCAAGTTCGCTATCCTTAGCGTTCGCCCAACAAATAATGACCCACGCGGGACATCGCTGCTGCGCCCGGCGTATAACGCCTGGTGGCTGAAGATGCAGGCATGGCCAGAATACCTGAAATATTTGTCGCAATTCGCATCGCCATCGCTGGTCGGCACAACCGCGCCGAACGCAGCAGATGAGCCGGTCTACGATACCGCCGGTAATCCGACCGGCGAATATCAGACGCCGGAAGAGGCGCTGTTGACCCGCCTGCTCCAATTCCGCAACGGGACCGCACTGGCGCTGCCCTCTGGGGCAACGCTGGATAGCCTTGGGAGCAGTGGCGACGGCACGCCGTTTCTGCATGCATTCGAGTTGTTCGACAAGCAGATCACGAAGGCTATCCTCTACCAGACGCTGGCGACGGAGGAGGCGACCTACGGCACGCGGGCCCAGGGCGATGTGCATGCGTCGATCCTGGCGACGCTCGTTCGACAGACGAAGCGCGGCATTGCCCGCATGTTTCGCCGTGATGTCTTACAGCAGATAGTCATTGCCAATCGTGGCGACGGGATGCGGCAACTGACCCCGTATGCAACGCTTGCCAATGCCGAAACCCAGGATGTCACCGGGATGTGGACAGCGCTGGCGGCGCTGGCCCGCACGGACTATCTCGACCCGTCGCAATTCCCGGCGATTGATGAGTTACTCAATTTACCGCCACGCATGGCCACGGACGCGGAGGTACAGCCCGCGCCGGTGGAGGATGTACCCGACGAAGACGAGGATGCACAATGAGTGACCGGCCCGCCGAACGGACGTTCAACCTGATTACGTCGCTCGATTGGGCGATGACCCCGGACTACCTTGATTTGTTCTGCGCTATTGCCCTGCGTGAGAACGACCCACTGGAGGCGGTAGAGCGTCGCCTGGGCACGCGCCTGGAAAATAGCCGGTCCGTCACCGTGCGCGACGGCGTCGCAACCATTCCGATCCAGGGGCCGATTTTCCGCTATGCGAACATTTTTACGCGCTACTCTGGTGGTGCAACGATAGATGTCCTGGCACGGGATATTGATGCGGCCCTGACCGACCCGGCCATATCCGGCATTGTCCTGGATATCGACAGTCCCGGCGGCGAGATCAACGGCATTAACGAAACGGCAGAGATGATCTACGCCGCGCGCAGTCGCAAACCGATAACGGCCTATGTCGGCCACCTGGGGGCCAGTGCTGCCTACTGGCTGGCGGCGGCGGCGGAGCGGGTGGTCGTTGACGACACGGCGATGCTGGGAAGTATCGGCGTGCTCATGGCCGTGCGAGACCCGGCCAGGACCGGTAGTCGCGACATTGTATTCAGGAGCAGCCAGTCGCCACGTAAACATGTGGACCCTGGCAGCGATGAGGGGCGAGACGAAATTCAGACGCGCTTAGACGCGCTGGCCGATGTGTTCATCGACCGCGTTGCCCGTAACCGGGGCGTGGACGTTGAGACGGTCATGGGGCGGTTCGGGCAGGGGGGCGTATTGGTCGGACGGCACGCGGTCGATGCGGGCATGGCCGACGCGATTGGTAGTTATGAGGGGGTGCTGGCAGCGCTGACGCCGCGCCCGTACTTTTTTATCCAGGAGGTTCCGATGGGAACAGAACCTATTGCGGCGGCGCAGAACGCCACTGCCGCAGAACAGCAGGCGCAGGCCGAGGCAGAGCTGGTGGCACTCCGCCAACAACTGGCAACCGAGCGCCGACAGCGCATCGACAGCGAGGCCGTTGCGTTTGTGGAGCAGGCGATACACGGGAACAAGGCATTCCCCGGCGAACGGGATAGCCTGATCGCGCTGTATCGGGTTTGTGCCGGAGACGATGCGGATCATCCGCGCGATGGGCAAAGCCGCGTCGAGTTGCTGCGTGCGGCGGTCCACGCCCGCCCCGGTCATGCGCTGACCCAGGAGCGTGTCCCTGTCGAGGGCACCGGCACCGGCACGCTTACGGTGCAGACCAATCCGGTACAGACCCCCGCCCCGGCGGATGCAAACGCCGATGTTAACGAGGCTG